ATTATCTGAACTACAACAAAAATTCCTAGATGTCTTATTTGATGAGGCAGGGGGAGATGTTAATCGTGCTAAAATATTAGCTGGTTACTCCCCTACGTATTACACTCGTGATATTATTAAAGGGCTTAAAGAAGAGATCTTAGAGGCAACTCAGATCTTTATGGCACGTAACGCCCCACGTGCAGCTATGTCACTTGTAGATGGCATGGTAGATCCTACAGAGTTAGGTATCAGAGACAAACTCAATGCAGCTAAAGACTTGCTAGATCGTGTAGGTTTAGCTAAGACAGAGAAGATGCAAATTGAAACGAATAACGGGTTAATGATTCTACCACCCAAAGATACTTCTCAAGATGACGAGTGAATATGGGACACAGTGTATTGCCATTAAGAAAGGCAGCAGGTAAGTGGCTATTGCCTCAACCGAAAGATGCAGCTGTAACGGGGGAATACGTACCCATACCAGTAACAGTAACATTAGTTAAACCCCCATTTGGATACAAGTTTTCTGAAGAATCTAAGCTGTTATTAATACCCATACCCCATGAATTAGAAGCATTAGAGAAAGCTAAAAAGTATTTAAAGCAATACGCTTCTCGTAATGTAGCTGCATGGTTAACAAAGGTTACAGGAAGGTACATTAGTCATGTTGGTTTATTACACCGTGTAAAGAATGAGCGACAAAGAAGCGCCAAAGTTAGCATACTTAGGTCATGGGCCAGAAGGTACAAAAAAGCCCTTGAGCTTGCGGAAAAGTACGAAGACAAAAAAGGTACAAAAGTCTACAACATCGCAAAAGAGATCGTTGAAAGTGCCAGACATCTCGATCCAGACTTCAAGTCAGGAACAGGAAGAGACAGTACAAAGACAAAAGGCACAGATTGAGCAGATAGCAAAAGACAATAATGTTGTATTCAAGCCCAATGCAGGACCTCAATCTTCATTTTTAGCTGCAAGTGAACGTGAAGTATTGTATGGAGGGGCAGCAGGGGGTGGTAAATCCTTTGCTATGCTAGCAGATCCCATGCGATATATGGGGCATCCACAGTTTAGTGGGCTGTTACTACGACATACAACAGAAGAATTACGGGAACTGATTTGGAAAAGTCAGGAGTTGTACCCAAGAATCTATCCTGGGATCAAATGGTCCGAGAGAAAGATGCAGTGGCAGGCACCAAGTGGAGCAAGACTATGGTTTTCTTACTTGGATCGTGACGAAGATGTACTGAGGTATCAGGGACTCTCATTCAGTTGGGTAGGTTTTGATGAATTGACGCAGTGGTCAACTCCATTTGCATGGAATTACATGCGTTCTCGCTTGCGGAGTACCGCACCAGATCTACCTACCTACATGAGAGCTACTACAAACCCAGGTGGTCCTGGTCATGTGTGGGTTAAAAAGATGTTTATTGACCCTAGTCCTGCTGGTAGGGCGTTCTGGGCTACAGATATAGACACAGGTGACACACTTTCGTACCCAAAAGGTCACAGTAAAGAAGGTCAACCTCTGTTTAAACGTAGGTTTATACCTGCTATGTTGTCCGACAACCCCTATCTTGCTGAAGGTGGTGACTATGAGACTATGCTTTTGTCACTTCCTGAACATCAACGTAAGCAATTGCTAGAGGGTAACTGGGATGTAGCTGAAGGTGCTGCATTTCCAGAGTTTAATCGTCGTATACATGTCATTAAGCACGAGCATATCCCTGGTAACTGGGTTAAATTCAGGGCATGTGACTATGGATATGGCTCATATTCAGCAGTATTGTGGTTTGCTGTATCTCCTGCAGAGCAAGTCATCGTTTATCGTGAATTATATGTAAGCAAAGTACTAGCCAAAGACTTAGCCCACATGGTTATGAATTGTGAACGTAATGATGGACAGATCCGTTATGGTGTTCTTGATTCTTCCTGTTGGCATCGTAGGGGTGATACTGGTCCTTCACTTGCTGAGCAAATGATTATGGAAGGCTGTAGATGGAGACCAGCAGATCGTAGTGCAGGTTCACGTGTAGCAGGTAAGAATGAGATACATCGTAGGCTACAGCTTGATGATTTCACTCAAGAGCCTAGATTAGTGATCATGGATAACTGTACAAACCTGATTGCACAACTGCCTACACTGCCTTTGGATAAGTCTAACCCAGAGGACATTAATACAAAGTCAGAAGATCACTTATATGATGCATTGCGGTATGGTGTGATGAGTAGACCTAGATTTTCGATATGGGATTATGATCCAGCTACAAGTAGATCGAATCAAATGCCAATGGCATGTAAAACATTTGGATATTGATAATGGATGAAGAGTTCACAACAGACCGTCAGCTTAGTTTAGATGACGTAAGCAAGAGTGGTGTAGAAGATCCTGTAGCTGCACCTGTTATTAATTACGTCAATGGTAAATTTAAAGAGGCTGAGAATGCTCGTCGTGTGGATGAAGAACGGTGGTTAAGGGCATATCGTAACTATCGTGGTATCTATGGCCCAGATGTTCAATTCACAGAGACTGAGAAGAGTCGTGTTTTCATTAAAGTTACCAAGACTAAAGTTTTAGCAGCCTATGGTCAAATTATTGAGGTACTCTTCTCTAACAATACATTCCCCATTAGTGTAGAGCCTACAGTCCTTCCTGAGGGTGTTGTAGGTGATGTTCACTTTGACCCTAAGGAAAGTAAACAGAAACCTTTACCTGAGCCTATGTCATCGCCTTATGGCTTTGCAGGGGACGGTAAACCCCTTCCACCAGGATCTACCTTTAATACATTGATGGAAAAGCTTGGCTCACTAAAAAATAAGCTAGGCAATGTAACAGGTCTTAAAGAAGGTGTAGGACAGACACCAACTTCTATCACATTTAGTCCTGCCATGATAGCAGCTAAAAAGATGGAGAAGAAGATCAAGGATCAACTTGATGAGAGTAAAGCCACTAAGCAATTACGCAATACAGCATTTGAGTTAGCTCTCTTTGGCACTGGGATCATGAAAGGTCCCTTTGCTTATGACAAAGAATATGCTAACTGGAAAGAAGATGGCACGTATAGCCCTGTCATTAAAACGAGACCAGATACATCCCATGTAAGTGTGTGGAACTTTTATCCAGATCCAGATGCTCATAGCATGGAAGATGCATCATTTATTGTGGAAAGACACAAGCTAAGTAGATCTCAATTACGTGATCTCAAGAAGCGTCCCTTCTTCCGTAAATCAGTCATCGATACAGTCATTGAACGTGGTGAAACTTATGTGAAGAAATATTGGGAAGATGATCTTAGTGATTATCGTACCGATACGGGGGTTAATCGATTTGAAGTACTAGAGTTTTGGGGTACTATAGATCGTAAGATGCTTGAAGATAATAGTGTCAAGATACCTGAACCATTTAGTATGGCAGATGAACTACAGGCCAATATCTGGATTTGTAATGGTCAGATTATCCGCATGGTACTTAATCCATTTAAACCTGCCAAGATACCCTATCACGCATCGCCTTATGAACTGAATCCTTATTCATTCTTTGGTATTGGTGTAGCAGAGAATATGGAAGATACGCAGATTCTAATGAATGGATTTATGCGTATGGCAGTTGATAATGCTGTGCTATCTGGTAACTTAGTCTTTGAAGTCGATGAGACTAATTTAGTGCCGGGGCAGGATATGCAAATCTATCCCGGTAAGATATTCCGTAGACAGGGTGGGGCACCGGGACAAGCTATCTTTGGTACTAAGTTTCCCAATGTATCGAATGAAAATATGCAAATGTTTGACAAGGCTCGTGTCTTGGCAGATGAATCCACAGGCATACCTTCATTTTCACATGGACAAACGGGTGTAGCAGGCGTAGGACGTACTGCAAGTGGCATTAGCATGTTAATGAATGCAGCTTCAGGTACAACAAAGACAGTGATTAAGAATGTAGATGATTACTTGCTACGTCCTTTAGGTGAGGCATTCTTTAACTTCAATATGCAGTTTGACTTTGATCCAGAGATTCGTGGGGATCTAGAAGTCAAGGCACGTGGTACTGAAAGTCTCATGGCAAATGAAGTACGTAGCCAACGATTGATGCAATTCCTACAGATTGCAAGTGCCCCTGCACTGATGCCCTTTGCCAAGTTCCAATACATTATTCGTGAGATTGCTAAGTCAATGGATCTTGATCCAGATAAGGTAACGAATAATATGGACGAGGCTGCATTGCAAGCTGCATTGATGGCAGCACAACAACCTCAACAACCTGCTGCTGCACCGCCTATGGGAGTTCCCGGTGTAGCAGATACAGCAGGTACAGGTGGGGGTAACATCGGTGTAGGTCAAGTACCTGTACCAGGAGAACAAGGATTTACAGGTAATGTCCAACAACCAAGACCAACACCAGCACCAGCACCTCAACAGGCTTAAGAGTGTATTTAATACCCACATTGTATGGGAAGCATTTACAGCTACATTAGAAAATAAAGCAAGAAGCTATTACAAGATTCTAGAGCAAGCTAAAGATCCCATTGATGTGTACAGAGCACAAGGCGCATTAGATGCTCTTATGAAAATGAAAAGGCTAAGAGATGAAATCAATGCCCAAGAGTAGAGCTAAGAAACAAATGAAGAAGCTGTTTGAGGACGGTGGACTTCTTCAAGAAGGTGGCACAGTAGACAAAACGAGTGGCAATGAAGTACCTATAGGCTCGCTTAAGAAAGAAGTACGGGATGATATTCCTGCACAACTAAGTGAAGGGGAATTTGTATTTCCTGCAGATGTAGTACGTTTTATTGGCCTACAGAAACTCATGGATTTACGTCAAGCAGCTAAAGAAGGTTTGGCTAAGATGGAAGCTATGGGTCAGATGGGCAATGCAGATGAAGCCACTGAAGATGATACAGGTGAGTTTGAGACTGAACTTGATGACATCCTAGATGAGATTGAGAGTGAGGGTGAGGAAGAGGAATCTGTATCAAAAAAAGCTAAAGGGGGACAGGTCCGCATGGCAGCAGGAGGTCTTGCTCCCCCCAGTACTTTTACTACAGAACGATATAGCAAAGCTGGACAGAAGGATATCTTCATTCCTACATTCAGTGGACAACCCCAAGGTGCTATCCCTGAAGGATTCCAAAAGAGTACAAAGGTACAAAGCTTTGGTGGTGTCTTTAGGGAAGCAAGTGAAGCTAAGCCAACTGTGACATCTACAGTAGCACAAAGAACTACGGCAGATTTAACTAAGACAGCAGATACAACGACAGACTTAACTAAGACTACCACACCTATACCTGATGCATACAAAGATCTAGACACTGATACAGATACAGATCAATACCTCATTAATCTTGCCAAGAAAGATGAAGCAAAATATGCAGCGGAAGATAAAGCTAAAGGTAGAGCTTGGACTCGTGGTACAGCATTAGATAATCCATTTAAGGATGTGAAAGATTTAGGCACTGTATCTGTACAAGTAGGAACGGATACAGATGGACAGCCTATATTTGAAGAGCAGAAAGCTTCATTGAAGGATTGGATATTAAAGCAGACAGATCCCGCATCAGCAAAGATTGCAGAATTAATATCACATAAAACTACAGACATACAAAAGATAGAGCAAGACGGAGATGTCTACTATCGAATTTCAGGTAAGACAGGTGGTGCAGATAGAGAACGCATGTCACAAACTTACAAAGAGATAGGCGATCAACTTGTACCTGTAGGCACAGCCAGTTTTTACAAAGGTGCACATCCAGATGCAGCAAAGGTAAAAGGCATTGCACAAGTAGCTGGTATATTTGCTGCTCCATTTACAGCTGGTTTATCTACTTCTATTGGGTCTGCCATTATGGGTGCAGGTGCAGTTGGTGCACAGACAGTAGGCTCCGCAATACTAGGGGCTACCTTTAATGGATTAACTGCTGCAGCCATGGGTGGGAATATAGGCAAAGCCATGATCGGTGGTGCAGCAGCAGGTGCTCTTAATGCAAATGCAGGGGAAATTACTTCAGCCATTATCGGTGCAGACAATTTAAATAGCATTGCCAATACCCTCAACTTAAAGCCAGCACAAGTATCTAATATATTTGTGGGTTCGATTGGCAGTGGCGTTACAACTGCCATACGAGGTGGGGATTTTGGTGACGTATTAACTAGCTTTAAAGATTCACTCATAACTTCAGGTGTATCTGAAATAGCTGCTACTAATGTCATGAAATCTTTATCAGGAACAATGGACCCCAATAACCTAAGACGTATTGGTACTGCAA